AACCTTGACGGCACCCAAAACGTTCAAGACGATGGCTACAAAATCAAGATCGTTGGTCGCCTTGACCGTAAAGTAAACAGCGACAAGTTGCAAGACTTGGCTGCTGAACACGGATTGACAGATCACCTGTCTAGTTTATTCAGGTGGAAACCTGAAATTAACGCTAGCGCATGGAAAAGCGCTGACCCCCGCATTACCGCACCATTGCTCGAAGCAATCACGACCACCAACGGTCGCCCCTCTTTTACCATCACCAAGGAATAAATATCATGGCACAACTAGACGAAACCTTTAGCGCAGACGCGCTTCCAGTATCAGATCGCAATTTTGAACCTTTGCCTGCGGGTTGGTATACCGCTGTGGTAAACGGTGCTGACATTAAGATGACCAAGGCCGGTACTGGCAAATATATTGCCGTGCGGTACGACATTACTGGCCCAACACATCAAGGGCGTGTGGTGTTTGGCAACTTGAACATTAAAAACCCCAATCCCACGGCTGAGAAGATTGGTCGCGAGCAACTCGGCGAACTGATGCGCGCAATTGGACTGTCAACTGTGCAAGACACGGATCAGCTAATTGGTGGTCAGTTGCAGATCAAACTGGACGTGCGCGAGAGTGAGCAGTATGGCGCGTCTAACGACGTCAAAGGATTCAAATCTAATGGCTCGGCGCCACCCAAAGCCGCGCCAGTAGCAGCAGCAAGCGGCAAAGCAGCACCACCTTGGGTTAAGAAGTAACACCATCAAAAAAGCGCCAAACCTTAGGGTTTGGTGCAAATTTATCAACTTAAAGGATTGCCATGTACACACAAGACCTGATTAATGCCGGACGCGCAGCGCGCGCTTTTAGAAATCCTGATTTATCGATTGATCAAGAAGATGAAGAAGCCCATTTTAAGGCAGTCGAAAAGATTGACGAAATAGTTGTAAAAATGAAAGCCAAAAACCCAAATGATTTTTGGGTAGATGGTTCTCCCGAGTACCGCAAGCTGACTGATGTTTGGGCAGCAGACCGTGCAGCACGTTTTTTTAACAGCACTAGGAGCTTAAAGTGATTGATTTAAATCTAACCGTAGCAGAAGTTAATTCGATTATGGCAATGTTGGGTCGCCAACCTTACGAACAGGTTGAGGGTTTGATCGCCAAGATCCGCGCGCAAGCGTTGCCGCAGTTACCAAAGGCAGTAGAGTAAAAAAAGCAGGGGTGGTTAGGCAAGCATTCAAGGATGTCGTAAGCGCGCGTTTTTCTTGCCTTCCAGCGCGTAGGCAGTAACGACCAAATTGACACCCCGCCCCCAAAAAAATGCCCCTGACCTTGCGGTTGGGGGCAAAAGAACTAAGGAGAGGTATCATGAAAATACCAGAGTCAGAATACACCATTTCAGCCCTGATCGACAAGCACCATGAGTCAATTCAGGATGAGCCACGCCCCCACATGGGTGCCTCGGTGTTGGGTCACGTATGCGATCGGTGGTTGTGGCTATCGTTTCGCATGGCAGTTGTTGAGCGCTTCCCTGGGCGCATTCTGCGCCTGTTCAGACGGGGACAAGATGAGGAAGCCAAGGTTGTGTCCGACCTGCGCGCCATTGGCTTGAACGTGCAAAAGACAGGTGAGAACCAGTCGCGCGTGGACTTTGGTTGCCATGTGTCAGGCAGCATGGATGGCATCATTGAGTCAGGGGTGCCGGAGGCGCCTAACGCGCACCATGTGCTAGAGATCAAAACGCACGGTAAGAAATCGTTTGATGATCTCGAGAAGAACGGGGTTGAGAAGTCTAAGCCCCAGCATTTTGTGCAAATGCAAGCGTACATGATGGGGGCAGGTGTTGACCGCGCTTTGTACTACGCTATCTGCAAAGATGACGATCGTATCTACACCGAGAGGGTGCGCTTTGATAAGGCCGTGGCACAAAAGGCGATCGACCGGGGTTATCGCTTGGTCAAAGCCGATCGTATGCCACCACCCATCAGCACCGACCCAACTTGGTTTGAGTGCCGGTTTTGCGCGGCGCATGAGTTTTGCCATAAGACTAAGCTAACCAAAGAAGTGAACTGTCGCACTTGCACTAACTCTACGGCGCGCGAAGACGGCACTTGGCATTGTGAAGAGTATGACGTGCCGCTTAGTTTTGAATATCAAAAGATTGCTTGTGAGGCGCACGTCTTGCACCCTGACCTAGTGCCGTGGCAACACAAGGTTGAAGGCAAAGCAATCATTTGGATGACACCAGAGGGCGACATCAGAAATGGCGTGAGCGATTGGGAAACTTTTACAAGTAGTGAAATTGTGGCAAACCCCAAGGCGTGTGCGTCTGACGATAAGTTTATTGGCGAGGCGCGTGAGATATTTGGCGCGAAGGTGGTGGGATGAGATATGGATCAGTATGTTCAGGCATTGAGGCTGCTACGGTTGCTTGGGATTCGCTTGGTTGGACACCGCAATGGTTTTCTGAAATTGAACCATTTCCATCAGCCGTACTTGCATATCATTACCCAACCGTGCCAAATTTTGGCGACATGACTAAATTTAAAGAATGGAAACTTGATGACTCAACAGCTATCGATGTTCTCGTTGGAGGAACTCCCTGTCAATCCTTTAGCGTTGCCGGACTCAGAAAAGGATTGGAAGATCCTCGTGGCAACCTCATGCTTACCTATCTTGCCATTGCTAACAAGTATCGCCCCAAGTGGTTGGTTTGGGAGAACGTCCCCGGCGTGTTATCCAGTAACGGAGGAAACGATTTTGCCTCCTTTTTTCGAGGGTTGGGGGAACTCGGGTATGGGTTCGCATACCGAATTCTTGACGCTCAGTACTTCGGAGTGGCCCAGCGACGCCGCCGTGTGTTCGTTGTCGGATGTCTTGGAGATTGGCGCGGTGCCGCAGCGGTTCTTTTTGAGCGACACAGCCTGTCGGGGCATCCTGCGCCGAGCCGAGAAGCGAGGCAAGAAGTTGCCAAGTGCATTACAAGAGGCATTGCTCAACGCTTCGATTCAGAAACCGAAACAATGATTCCTGTATATGGTGGCTCTGACCCCGAGTGCGCCGACACGGTTACTAGCAAATGGGCTAAAGGATCGGGTGGACCGTCAGGTAACGAATGTGGATTATTTGTAGCGCAACCTATACCAATCCATGATCAGGCCACGCGGCACGCAGGTAAGCACGGCGATAAGCAGGACGGCAAGGGCAATGGGTTGGGCATTGGCCAGCCAGGCGATCCTATGAATACCCTGACTAAAGGTGATCGTCATGCGGTGGCGCAGCCTATCCCGCTTGACCTACGCAACGCAGGGCGTGATCCAGAAAAGTATGACGAAATAAATCGTCAGGGCGTTGGAGTTGGCGAGGCAGGTGATCCCGCTCATACGCTGACTACTGCTTGTGTGCATGGTGTGGCGCAGCCAATTGGTTTTACTCGTTGCGACTACGGTGGTGACGCTGTGATGGATGGTACGCCAACTATGCGCTGTGGCAGCAATTACTCTGCGCATTTGGCCGCCGCTATCCCTAACATGGCAGTCCGCCGCCTAACCCCCACAGAATGTGAACGCTTGCAAGGCTTTCCCGACAACTACACCAATATCCCTTGGCGCAAGAAAGAAGATTCACCAGACGGACCGCGTTACAAGGCGTTGGGTAATTCTATGGCAGTGCCGGTAATGGCGTGGATTGGCAAAAGGATTGCTAATGCTCCGTGACTATCAAACCCGCGCAATCGACCAACTCTACGCTTGGTTCAGCGCTAACTCCACCGGCAACCCCTGCCTAGTCCTGCCCACCGGCTCGGGCAAGAGCCACATTGTGGCTGCACTTTGTAAAAATGCCCTACAAGAGTGGCCTGAAACCACCATTCTCATGCTGACCCACGTCAAAGAATTGATTGTGCAGAATGCTGAAAAGATGCGGCTGCATTGGCCTAACGCACCATTAGGTATTTATTCGGCGGGTATCGGTAAGCGCCAGTTAGGTGAGCCGATCACGTTTGCAGGGATCCAGTCTATAAGAACCAAAGCACCGCTGCTCGGACACATTGACTTGGTGATTATTGATGAGTGTCATCTAGTGAGCCACAAGGATGAGGGTGGATACCGCAGCCTTTTAAACGACCTACAAGCGATCAATCCACATTTGAGGGTCGTAGGCTTGACCGCCACGCCGTACCGCTTGGGGCATGGTCTGATCACCGACAAGCCAGCATTATTTGATGCGCTGATTGAGCCGGTCAGCATTGAGGAGTTGGTACATAAAAAATATTTGGCAACCCTGCGTAGCAAATTAACAACAGAGCGGTTAGACGTGAGCGGTGTGCATAAACGTGGTGGCGAGTACATTGATTCGGAGTTGCAAGCAGCGGTTGATAACGCTGACAAGAACATTGCCGTGGTGCGGGAAGTTATCAAGCTTGCGGGCAGTAGGCGCGCCTGGCTATTCTTTTGCGCGGGCGTCAAACACGCGCAACACGTTTGCCTTGAGCTCACCCATCAGGGCGTAACCGCGGCGTGTGTGACCGGCGACACACCGAAAGCCGAGCGCGATCGGATCCTGACAGAGTTTAAAGCGGGGCGTATCCGTGCGCTGACTAACGCCAACGTGCTAACAACTGGATTTGATTATCCCGACATTGATCTGATTGCCATGCTGCGCCCTACTATGTCAGCGTCACTCTATGTGCAAATGGCAGGGCGTGGGATGCGCCCCAAGAGCCACACCGATCATTGCTTGGTCTTAGACTTTGCGGGCGTAGTCGAGATGCACGGGCCAATCACCAACGTGCAACCACCAAAAAAAGGTGGGTCAGGCGAGGGTGAAGCGCCTGTCAAAGTGTGCGACGTGTGCCATGAGATTGTCCACATCTCGGCGCACACTTGCCCTAATTGCGGCACACCGTTCCCCCCGGCACCCGAGAAAAAGCTAGTGTTGCGCCATGACGACATCATGGGGCTTGAGGGTGTGGATATGCCGATCACAGACTGGCATTGGCGCAAGCACGTCAGCCGCGCTTCGGGCAACGAAATGATTGCGCTTACCTATTACGGTGGCTTAACTGACCCACCCATTACAGAGTACTTGCCGGTTCTGAATCAGGGCTATGCCGGCAACAAAGCTATGACGCTGCTCCATGACATAGCACAACGATCGAACGCCACGCTATCGGGCATTAATGAGGCCGCAGAGCCATTGACGTACTTAGTTGTGCAGATGAATGATTCCAACCCGCCAGCCATGATTTCGTATAAACGTGATGGCAAATTTTACAAGGTGGTGAAGCGATTATGGTAACTGCCGTATCAGAACACCTAGAACAAGCCCGAGTTGTGATGTGGTTTAGGCGCACCTATCCGGATACATTAATCTTTGCAATCCCGAATGGCGGTTTGCGCTCTAAGTCACAAGCCATGAGCCTTAAAGTCGAGGGCGTTGTGCCTGGCATCCCTGACCTTTTCATCCCTGCATGGCGCGTGTGGGTGGAGATGAAGAAAGCAAAAGGTGGGAAATTGTCACAAGAACAACAATTAATAATTAAATACCTACAAAGTGTGAATTATTGTGTTATTGTGGGTCATGGTGCAGAAGACGCCATCAATCAACTAACGGAGA